TTACGGGTCTTTTCCTTTTTACCTTTAAGAGTTATGCCCATTTCTTTCATATAGACTTTAACACCTTCGGTAATTTTGGACTTCATAATTTCTGCTTCGGCAACTTTCTTTTCAGCTTCTTTCTTTTTGGTAACTTCACCTAAAAGAACACTCAAAGCTTTTTCAATAGTACCGATCTTAGCAGTCATTTTGCCCAAACTTTTTTCTGTAGCAGAATCGTCTTTTTTATCCTTTTCAGAATCATCGGCTTCATCATCAGCAGAAGTATCAGTATCAGTATCAGTTTCATCATCTGCCGGTTTTTCTGTCTTTTCATCATCTGCCGGTTTTTCATCAGGACCAAGACTCTTCATAATGGCTGTTGCAATGTTTTCTGCCATTTTATCTTCTGAATTTTTTTCATCTTCTTTTTTCATATGTGTTGTTCACCCCCTTCTTTTTATAGGCTCTTTTTTGTTTTCCGCTTAAAGTTAAATATTGTTATTTATTTACCAATCATTTTTGTTCCGCAATCAGGACATTTAATATCAGTACAAGGATTACCCCTTTTATGTTTTACTATTGTTCCACAATCAGGACATTCACATTCTTCAGCGCCACCATCCCCCTGCTTTGCCCCACCAGTTCCCTGACCTTCGCCTCTTGCTTTTTCAGTACTTCTATATATTACATCACCAATATCTTGATTTGTTCTACCAGCTAACGCTAAAGAACCTAAAAGCTTTTTAACTTCAGTAGCAATTAATCCAAAAAATTCATTCTTTAATTTACCAATTTTCTTTTTTTTATCTTTGGATGCTATTGTAGAATCATAATAAGTTCTTTCTGATAAATTTCTAAAACCATATGCTAATTCTGAAATAGTACTTGTATATATTGAAAGTGCGCTATAATCCTTTATAGACCCTACCGCCTTTTTAATATCGACCAATCTTTCTTCATTAGTATATTCTTTTTCTTCAATAATAGTAGTATCATCACCGGAATTTTCATCAAGTGATTTTTGAATACTTTCAATAGATTTACTTACTCCCTGCACTAAAGTAATTGGTGCAACATTTCCTTCCGGTCTTGCTGTTACCGATACTTCATCAATAACACCGGCTAACAATTCTTTTATATCAGCTTTCTTTTTATCATCATACGTGTAACTTACCTTTGTTAATGCACCATGTACCGAATAACCTAATCTTGTTCCATGCTTTGCTTTCATTACAATCTGCTTTACTAATGGATTTTCATCTTCTGGCTCTAAATGAGTTGTTACAACATATTGATTTGAACCACCACCGGTATCTGAAATATAACCAATAGTCTTTAACACATGATGTTCATGTTCTATAAAAACATCAATTCCTTTTGTGGTTTCGATCATTGACTTAATAAAAGAAGAAGACATTCTTTCGTTTGCTTTATCAATGCCAGTATTTGACGCTTCACCTTTCAAATACATATCCGATTTCCCAGTTCCATCATCCCTTTTCTTTTCAAACAAAACCATTTCATTATCACTTTTCATTAAAGGAATAAAGCATTCAAATTTTTCATGACAATTAATTGTCTTGTTGTCCACAACATTTTCTCCTATTGATTTGCTTATCATTAGTTTTTTTTCTTGCGCTTTTTTAAATTCTACTTCAAAACTTCCTTTTTTCTTTTTAATTTTCCATTTACAATTAGGTATATCATAATAAATAAATCGCTTTACAGCAGTCCAGGCAATATCTTTTGCCTTTTCCAAATTACCTTTTTCATCTGTTACAGCATTATTATATTGTACCATCCAAACACGCTTTAAAATATCATTAGGTAATTCCTGTACATCAAGTGGACAATCAAAAACATCCCTATACTTTTTCTGCAAGGGTGTTTTTGTTTTATTAGGAAGGAATGTTTTTGCTTTGGTATTCCAGTAATAATATTTGTTTACTTCAGTCCAGGCTTGGACAATAGATTTATCGTATGAAAAACCTTTTTTGACAAAGGTGTTCAACGTTGCGATAAACTTTTTTTGTAATCCTTCTGAAAACTTAGAAACTTCAGTAGGAATATTGTCTGGAAATTTAAACGTTTTTATATCTTTTCTCCCTGTTTTTCATACAGGAAGTAAGATATAATAAGTAGGTAGGTAAATAAACTAGAATATAGTATAAGGTACTTAAAAAGATTATTGAAGGGCAGGTATTATGCTATTAATTTTCTAATTCTTCTAAACTTTCTTTATATTTATTGATATTGTTCTTTGCTTTAACTTTCATTTGTTTTGGTATATTCCCAATACTAGCAGGTTTTGAAGCACCAATTAATATGGGTAAAAAAACGCATCTGCAAAGGACATGGTTCGGAATTATACCCCTACTATTTTCTAAAGTATATTGACTTCCTTCTAATGCTTCACATTCGGGAGCAACTCTTTTATCACCAGCAGTTGCATATTCAACACCACTTACTACACCTGTTTTTTCGTAATAAGAAGTACGTCCCTCAGTGAACCATTTACTCGTTTCTGTTCTAGCAATCATTTGAGCATACATTCCAGGTGGAATATCATAGGTATACTTACCTCTAATATATGCTCTTCTTAAAAGCTTTCCCTTATTATCATATTTTGCAGAAACTTTTAATGGTTTTACTTCTACTTTATACCCTTTATTATATTCGCTCAATACTCTTTTTCTTAATGCCGGTATTCCTTCACCTTCCCTAACACCATCTATTAAAGAGATTTTTATTTTAGAAGTGATAGAAGAAGTTACATCGGCTGCTAATTTTAAATTTGCTTTTGCGCCAAATTTTAAAGCGTCTTTATCTAATAAATTAAAATCTATCGCAATATCAAATTCTTTTAATACTTCTTCCGCACCGGCACTATAATTTTTTTCAAAATATTTATTTAAAACATCTTCTAATGGTTCAGTACTTATATTAGTTACTATAGAAATGTCTTTTGCTGCTTTTGAAAAATCAGAATGTACACTTCTTTTTTCAAAAATTAATCCATTATGTTCATTTATTGTAACAGATTTTACAACAGACTTTTTGGAAGTGGTGCTACGTCTTAAAGAATTTAAATAGGCGGGTGTAAAATACTTGTCAAAATTACGAAGTGTTTCTTGCTTAGAATACTTATACCAACTTAAAACTTCCCTTTCAAATTTATTCTGATTTGAAAGTAATTTCCTTTTTGTTGAAGCAAATAATCTTTTTGCCATTATCCATTAGTTCTTTTTACTTAAATCTGCCATATCAATATAAAATTTTGAAAGCATTTTTTCTTGTGTTCTTAAAGCTTTCCAATAAAGATTTTTCTTTGTTCCTTCAGTTGCCGTTTCTAAACCGGAAGGGGGAGAAGGATTTTTTGCATTGTCTATACCTGCCTGTACTCCAAACGGTGAAACGTTTGTAGGCATCCAAGGAATATCACCCCATGCAACCGGATCAAGCCCCGCTTCTGCCCTTACTTCATTAATCGTAACAGAACCACTTGATAACCTAGATGCATTTACTTCAGCAACTTCTTTTTGATCACGTACATCAAAATCATATCCTAAATAAATATCTTTATAATTAAATGCATTTGTATTCCAAATTACTTCTTTATTAAAATGATTTCCATATAAAGTTAATTGTGGTTTTACGGCATCAGTTTTAAACTGTTCTGCCTGCTCTTTTGAATTTAATTTACCAGTAGTATTTAAAATAATTCCTAATACAAAAGGTTGCATGCCATATATAGCAATCATTTTCATAAGCAACCATTCAGAATATGCTTGAAATTCCATATCCTTATTAGGAATATTAAGTGTTTCAATTTTAATTTTACCTTCATCAGTACCCATGATAATAGGTTTGTGAGGCTGTCCACGCAATTCTTTATTCCACCAATCTTTTACCCGTTTCATCCCTGCTTCACCCTGACCGATCCCCATTTCTTCAAATAATAAAGCAAGTCTGGGAGTTGCATCATTGGCAAAAAAATCTAAGTTATATGAAGAACTATATAATTCTGCTGTTACCGTTTGATTCAAACTTTCTAATTTAGATAATCCGTAATAAGAATTTGGTTGGGGATTTTCCATCATGTACATTATTTCATCAATCTTAAATGTGGCAATTGGTTTTCCTTCATCATTCACCTGAACATATGCTTCATCAAGATTATTATATCCCTCTTGGTGTTACATTATGTCTTTATCTGATTGCCTGGAACGCTAAACATTTGTTCTACATCATGACCACCAGCATCATTTTTCATATCTGACTTTACAAGTTCTATTGCACCAGCATCAAAAACTAAAATATCTTGTGTATTCTTTTTACGTAAACTATCAGTTGTTTCATACTCATTATTTGGTGTTATTAATAATTCATTTACTTTTTCAATTCTTCTTTTTTGTATATCACTAACCTTTTTATTTTTACTATTTAATCCAAATAACGGTCTTATTTCTGGCTGTACATCTACTGTTCTGGTTTTTATCCTGTCAACAATGGCACGTACCCAAACATTGACATAATACATGTCCTGCATTTGCTTAAAAGTAAGTCCACCTACGGTAGTTCTGTCAACCCCTTTCTTACTTTCCTGAAATGTATTAGTTTCTGAAAAGGTTGTACTTATCCGTTGTGATTTTGATATTAAACCAAGACTCATTTTTTAATTTCCTTTTTAAATTATTTTTTATCCGACCAATGGTTTGCTACAAATAAAATTCCTATCAAGGTAATTACAGCATATGCAAGCTTCCAATCTTTCACCCACACAATTTCATAACCTGCTATAATTACAAAGATTTCAGCAAATAACCATGTAGCACTTTTACCTTCAGCAAATAATTTAAAAAAAGATACTGTATTATTATAATAGTATTTAGTATAAGATACTAAAAAAGATATACTATTTTTAAGCTTTTGTTTAAATTTTGATTTCTTTAACTGCTTCTTTTGTTCTTTTGAAACCTTTGGCTTTTTATCCACAACCTGTTTAACCTTCTTTTTTTTCAACTCTTTTTTCGGCTCTTTTTTATCCTTTTTCTTTTTCCCAAAAAGTATTGTTGATCTATCTTCTTTAAAACTTTTACGTTCTGCTGCTGCTGGAGAAAATTCTGCTACAGGTTTTTCAGAAGGTTTTTCTTCCTCAAACATATCAGCAATTAATTCTTCCATGATTTATTTCTTTTCAATATGTAATTCTACTCTGCACATTGTCCAGGGATAAAAACTTTTTGCTTTATTATCTATTCTTATACCAGTTTCATCTACAAATTTACAAAGAAGGTTTGGTACTTTTTTACCAAAATTAGTAACAATATCAATCTTTTTACCATTATAAATTTTACCTAATACATCACTCATTTTTGCCACAATACTTTCTCCTTTTTAATACTCACATTTACTAGTTTCTTTGTTATAACAAATACAATCATGAGTCCTATTATTTATAAAATGCAAACACTCTGTAAATCTTTCTATTTCCTTGTACACTCCCAAGTACTTTTTTTCTTCAGTATTTTTATTAAAATGAAATCCTTCTTTATCTACTTCGGTATGACCGTCTTGTGATACAAATACTTTTGTTTTTCTATATGGACAAAAACATTTCATCAAACATTCTCCTTACATTACAATCCCAGAACCAAGTTTTATTTTCTCACTACAATTTAAAACCGCTTGACAACCGGCTTTCCAAACATCATCACTACCCTTTTCTTTTCCTTCAAGTAATTTTCTATCATAATCTAAAACAGGATGATCTATTTCACCGGTTTCAGGATCACGTACTAAATTTCTAGCTTCCCTTCTCCACACCGTATGCTTATAAGATTTCAAAAGTCTTTCACCAATAAAATCATCGATTATAGTTTCTTGCGCTTCATTACTTTCAACACTTCTTTGATCTGTTCTTATACCAGCATATTTTAATTCCTGAACACTTTCCAATGATCCAAATCCATCATATGTTACATAAGCTATTCTAAAATGTAATCTGTTTATTAAAACATTAATAACAAATTTTCTTACATCACTCATTCTTATTTCACCTTTATCAGGAGCAACTAATTGTAATGCTAAATCAAATACAACTCCCTGCTTTTGAAATCCACCCAATCTTTCTTTTTCTTCTTCTGTCCATATTTGCCCTTCCCTACTTGCAAATTTTGGAAACATCATTTCTGGATGTGCCATTACTAAACCGGCATCACAATTATTTTCACCACCCTTTGCCAAGTCAATTCCTAATGTTCTTAATTTACCATCACTACCATTAAACCAATCATGAAATTGTAAAGTAAATAAATTATCTGTTCTACAATCATTTCCTTTTACCGGATTTCTATTATAATCTTCATGGTTAAAACATTCTTCAATAGCAATTTTATTTGGTATTGCATCACCACCACCTTCACCACCCTTACATTCATAAGTCATTTCCGCACGTGCCGGATTCCTCTTATAATCGTCTTCAAAATCGCTTTTCTTTTTCGTTTTATTTACTTGCCATGTTGCAGCACAATCCCTATACACCTTGGCAAGTTTTTTTGTACTCCTGTATGTAATATCCATATCATCATTATGATGATACTTAAAAGATATATCGATACGTTTTGCAACACCTTTAAACTCTGCAAACCGGCTATTAATTGTTTGCTGAATGTTATCACTTAATTCTATTCCCTTACCACCTTTCATTCCACCTTTTTCATCTATGACTGCAAAGAAAGTACACAATCCTTCCGGTGCCCAGGTTTCACTATTTAAAGAATGGCAGGTAACACCTTTCGGTAATAAAATTTCTGTTGTTTGAATATCTTCATGATCTTTTAAATCTGATCCCTGTTCTATGAACCAATTCTTTTTTGTCTTTGGATTTATAACGGCACGTAAAATTGATTTTAATTGTTTAAAGAAAACATTCTTTGCTTGCCTTGCATTTATAGAAACATTAATTAAATCAAAACTTTGTCCTGTTCCCTGGTGGAAAAATTTTTGATGATCTTTCATGCATATTAATTTATACGCACAATAGGCCATTAATTTTGCACTTGTTCTATCTTTTCCTGAATTATGATGTAGTATTCCTTCATCGTCAAAAAAACATTGATGTTCTGGAATTTCTACATCAAATATATCACCTTCTGAATTTAACTCAATTTTTCTTATAAAACATTTTTTAAATAAATCATAATGATTATAAATACTATAGCCTATATTTAATTCACTTAATTTTTTCCATCCATTGTCTGTATAAAATTTATGTTCACTTGTAACAAATT